AGTAAATAAAGCTACTGCAACGATGGACAGTATTAAGGGTGTAACAGACCCTATTGGTGGAGTTTTTCAAACTCTATCAAGTATGTTCTCTTTAGGATCAACAGGAACTAACACTGCAGCCTTTGCAGGTATAGCTTTACTGATATCCTATGCCAAAAGTTATGATTCCTGGAAAACAGAGTACGTAGTGATAAAAATCTTAGTATCATTATATTGCTTATTTCTGTGTTGGAAACATAAGGAACAACTTTTAAATGGATTAAAGAATTCAACTTCAAAATTAGTTGAGTTGGTAATACATTTATTTTCTAAAATTAAAGAAGATAATTCAGACAAAGTCGATATAACTATGGAGCCTATACATGCCAAAGCACAAAGTGCAGGTATAGATTTAGGTGTTATGGACATCGGAGTTGATATAATCCTAGCTGGACTAGGAATTTCTGCTATTATAGACCCTAAAGAAAAAGCCTCTTTTCTTACAACCGTTAACAAAACAGTAAGTACGAGACAATCTCTAACAGATTATGTTAGATCTTTAACTTCTATATTAACAAAAGTGATAAATAAGATTAGTTCCGCTATCTTTAAGAAAGAAGGAGTTTTACTCCTTAAAAGTGGTGAAGTAGCTATAGATTCTATCCTATCACGAGTTGCTGATATTTTAAATCAAGCAAATAGTGGTAAGCTTCACTATACTAGCACAAACTTGGAAAAACTGCAAAGTTTATATTGTGAAGCTGCTAGTGTTTATAAAGCAACACCGTCTAATAGGTTCACTAGTAATGGTATCAACTTGTTGAGATCTTCAATGAATGATCTCAATGTACTAATAAAAGAATTTCAACATTCTAATTTAGGCCTAGCTGGATACCGTATGGATCCAGTGTGGGTAAATTTCAGTGGTAAACCAGCTATACAGAAAACTCTTATTGTTAACACATCTGCTGCTTTCGCTGTAAAACAACACTGTTCGGCGGAAGATTGGGAAGCCTTTAAGAAGGACCCTGATATGTTTATCTGCAACAGAATTTCTGAAAATGGACATTGGGAAGGTTATTATGAAAATGCAATAGCAGTTATTTGGGATGATTTCTTGCAAAAGAGATCCTTCCTAGGAGATACTGCAGATGCAGCTTTAGAAATGATTAGAGCTAAAAACACCTTTGCTTTTCCCTTGCACTATGCTGGTATGGAGAACAAAGGTAGGAGA